TCCGGAGGTGTAAAGCCTTTGGGTACGGGGAAAGAGATATTTTTCATAAAATAGAGTTTGTAAAAGAGTATGATCCCCCGGGGGATAGAACCCCGGGGGACCAGTTAGTTATTAGCTACCTTCGGCGGGAAGGTTCAGATTTTTGATCAAAGCCAAAATAGTATTGACCTTGGTTGCAATCTGAGCAGTTGTTGCTGTACCGGTATTCAGATCGGCGAGAGACGTTGTGGCGTCTGCAAGTGTCGATCCGGCGGTATTCCATTCGGGGCCTTTGTTAAGGACTCCACGAACTTGAGCTGCAAGAACCTTGTTCTGGGTAGCCGTTTGAAGAGGGAAGCTCATTTAGAGTTCTCCTTTCTTCAATTAGCTAACGTAATCAAGGCTGATGGCGGGCCGAGTATGCAGAACGACGTAGCCGTACTGCGGGAACACGGGCCGGGCACCACTGGCCAGCACTCCGCGGAAATACCCGACATTGCCGTCAGGATTATACGCGCGGTCAAGGATGTTAACCCACTTGAACTCACCACGGTAGTTCTGGGGGTTGAATCCCATTTTGCTGTCAGTCGAGATCGGGCTGGGAACCACGGAACGCAGAACATCTTGATGGAAGATGTAGCTGACTTCGTAGGTAGCCGTCTCGTAAGCAGGGTTAATATTATACGCCGTACCCTTGGTCGTGGTCTCCTTGCGGAAAGGGAACACGCGGATGAGGGCGTCGTTGGTCGTATCATACACGTTAAAGCGCGGAGGATACGGATCGACTGAATGGTAGAAACCACCGTAGGAACGCTCAATGCCGAGAGGAGTGAGCAATTCGTTGGGCTTCGCCCACCGGAAATCCTGACGGATGTCAGCATTCAGGCGGATGAGGTTTTCGCTGGTTTCCGCACCGCAGATCAACATGAACACCGGAGCGCCGTTTTCACGGCCCATGGCATTAGTTCCCGCGCCGTCGCGGATGAGTTTCATGTAGAGCCGCTTCAGGATGCCCTGAGTCAGCTGGCTCTGCGGTAGCGAGTTGGCCGAGAACGCGCCGGAGGCGCAGGTTCCCGTTCCGGTAGTGACGGCATTATAAACGCCGACCAAATCACCGGTGGTCACGCTGTAGGAATTTGCACCGTCGGACTTGACGGGAAGAATTCCAATGGTGGAAGCGCTAGGGATGACGAGGTTACCCTCGGCTGCAACGTTTTCAGTGTACAGCTGACGATAACGATCCTGCCAAACCAAGGAGGTCGACTCAGTGAGGACATCCATGATATTGGACAACTGTTCCCGACGTTTCACCGCGAAGCGCAAGTCTTCGAGAGCGATGTCAGGGGAGTCAACCGAGGCCCACTGCAAGCGATACTGACGGAGCTTCTGACCGAACGAAGCGTTGGTCAAAGGCTGGGGCAGAACGTTACCCGTAGTGGCCGAAGGAGAGCTGGAAGACACCGGAGGGGTCGATCCGCCCGAAATCGTCTGAGTATACGGATTAAATCCGGTATAAGTCTGATCGATCGGGTTGGAACCCAGGGTGCGCCAGTTGTAACCAGCGTCAGCCGTAATATCGCCAGCGGTATAACCGTTAGCAGTAGAGGCTGCGACCGAACGAGAGGGGTAGAAACGCTCGAAAGTGACCGAGCTGATCACATCGCCCATCTCCTCGGGGAAGGTTTCTTGCTTGGTGAGCTTAAGCCAAGCGGAGGTGTCGATCGTCCGGCGATAAATTTCCGGTCCGATACGACCTGCTTCTTTAACAAGAAGCTGCTCGATAGAATACGTAGTAGCCATATTAGTGTCAATTTCCTTTCATCCTTCCCCCAGCTCGCGCTAAGGGTCGGTTATGATTTGTAACAACAATGCCAGTTCCTATCGGAACTATCCATCGTCGCTACTGTCAAAACTTTTCCCTGGCGGCATCCCAGAGCTTTTAATGCCCGAATTCTGCTAGACCATTTCAATCTTTATAGGTCTTGTCCGGCAAGGGTCTCAATCTTTATACCTGCACCGAACTAGATAAAAGTATCAAGCGGGTGGAACGTGTCAATACTTTTTGTAAATTTATTTTAAACCGCGTTCCAAAGCATCTAAGAAATTCAGATCGGAGGGTATTTCAGAAGCAGAACTCTTAGATCCGCCGGATGAAGGACTAACAGCCCTAAGCTCTTTGGCAAGAGTTTCAAGTTCGGCAATTCTAGCTTGGGATTTACTTACGTAATCTTGGAATACGCTCATAACTACCGGCATTGCCGCGGCGCTAAAGGTCAATTTAGCCTTTGCCCGAGGATCAAGTTCCGTATTTTCAATGTCCAAAGCCTGTTTTTGTATGCTTTGAATAGTATTATTCCATTGCTCATTGCCTTCAATAGGCCGTAAAAGAGCGTTTTCTTTTTGGATATTTTCCCATTCGGTTTTGTAAGCAGTTTCAATTTCAGTCTGCATCCGCTTAAATTGAACTTCCCGCTGTTGTTTTTCTTCTGATTCAATCAATTGTAGGACAGTATTAACATCTTTGGTCAAAAGATCTCTACGGGCAAACACTTTGTGGAGTTCTTCGGCCTTAGTGCGAACAGCAAGTGAATCAACCGGATCAAAAGCGCTGGTAGCTTCTTTAAGCATTGCGCGGCGTTTAGCTGGATCGGTCTCCGCCATAGCAACATAAAGATTGCGAGGATCTACATTTTCATAAAGAGCCGCAATGTCGGCTACTTCCTTTTGAAGGCTAGTTAGAGGCTCAGTAACGGCTTGTTTATATTCACGGGTAGACTCAAGTCTTGAAAACTTTAATTCGTTTTCGTACTCGTCTCGCTCGGCTTTAAGAGTGTCCAATTGATTTTGCAAATCAACTTGTTCCGCAGATGTGTTGGAGGTATCCGATACTTTTGTCTCAAGTTCTTTTAACTTTGTCCTGGCATCACGCAAATCTTTGGTAAGCCGGGCCCAAGCGGTTTGAGCTTCGGGCTTGAGATTGTCTGGAGCTTTAATATCTAAATCATCGGCAACATCAGTTTTTGACTGGGATACAACCTCTTCCTTGCCAGTTAATCGCTTTGTCAACACATCCAAAGGATTGGTTGTGTTTGAAGCATCTGATTTTTGCGGAGTAACAACTTCTTGACTCTTTGAAGGCTCGGGGGCGGCATTAACAATCGGCGCGGGTTCCGCAGTTGCCGGTTTATCAATAGACTCAAACCCTTTATCCAAAGCATCGGCAAAAGATACAAAATTATCTCCTGAAGGTGTGGGGGTTGCGGCTGGTGCTTCTGGTGTTGCGGTAACGGTTTCGCTCATTGTTTATTTTCCTTATTTGCTCGTGGTTTCTGTTTTGGTTTCCCAGGGTTCTGGTAGTTCGTCCTTTTGGACAAAATCTTCTGACAAAGAACTTAATACGCGTACAGCTTCAAAATACCCTTCTCGTCGCGCATTTAAAGTTGCGTTCCAATCAATAAAATCTACTCCTGCCGGAGGCATAGTTGGGATAGGCATTCCCAAACTCATAAGAACTTCTTTTAAAGCTTCGCCAGCTTCTGAGTGGCAAAACGTTTTCCAAGCAATTTTAAAGTCGTCTCGTTTATTCCAATCTTTTAATGTCATGCTTTTGGTGCGGTGTTAGTTTTCAACGCAGCACTTAAACTAGCCGCAGCTTGAGCATCTTGTAAAGCTAATTTTTGTTTCATTTCAGCTTCTTTAAACTTTGCATCCATCGCCGCTTTTTCTTGTCTCAACTGCATGTCAAGCTGATGTTCTTGCATTTTCATCTGCATCTGAGGGCTAATAGGTTGAACTTGCCCCTGTTCTAAAGCCTGTTGCTGTTGCGCTTCGTTTGCCTTGCGAATATCTTCCTCAACGTCACGTTGTAAATTAACAACGGCTTCTCGCATCAAATTCATCGCCATCTTAATTTGACCGAGTTCTGCTTGTTTTGTCTGGTCTTGCGCAATCCTAACAAAATGGTCGTTAACGTGCTGGAACATTGTGGAGAGATACGCTAACGTTTGTTGTTTATTCTCTACTTGTTTGTTTTGTACTGCTTGTACAATTTGTCCACTTTCCCCAAGGTGAACTGATAGATGGATTGAATGATTCTCACTGGGCAGAACGCTCATCTGTTTGCCCTCTTGCATGGCGGCATTTTCCAATTGAGCAATCTTAGCGTCGGCGGGTATACGATTCTTAACATTCGGGTTAGGCAAATATCGATCAACTTGATCGTAACCAACTCGGGCGGCAATCCTATCGCGAATAGCATTTACTTGCCCAACTTCATCAAACCTCGGCAGCATACCCATAAACTCATTAAAGGCAGTAATACGCGCTGCGGGAGAACCTAAACCAACTGACTTAACAGGATCCACACTATATACAGCTTTTACTGCTTCCCAAGGAACGGATCTTTCTTCTAAACGTCTGCGGAACAACATTGCTTCTGCCGCCCCGTCTTCTCCCTCAATCCAAGTATCTCGCTGTAATCTCCTAAATTGTTCCCGAAGTAATCTACCCCAAGGAACGTAAAACAAATTCATCGAGTTTGTTGTGAGAATACTTTCGTTCGCTACCTGGGCTTCAACTTCCGTGGCGGTTCTTGGATTGCCAGAAGGCGCGTTCATCTGAGTCCTATAAGAACCGGTATTGCTTTGGCGAACCATCGCCATCTCGTTAATCAAGGGTTGAACATTAGCCGCAAGATTTGGATACTGAGTTTGAACAACGTTAAGTCCGGGAGGCAAGAATGATAGTGGCCCGGAATAGGCCATCGACATGCGAGAAACATCTTCACCGCTTTGAGGCTGAAGAAGTACAGAAGTCTGCAACATGGCGCCGTCCGCCATGGCGCAACGCAAACGATTGGTCATTTGAATATGCGGGAAAATCTTATATCCTAGCCCGCGGATAGAGTGATATGTGCCGTTACCAATGCCGTATGTAAAAATATGAAAAGCTTCTGCGGCATCTTTAAACCGATTAATTTTCTTAAACAAAAAGTCTCCGTGGCCATCTCTTCGCCCAATGGCGTGAGAATAAGATCCGTCAAATTCACGCACATAATAATGAACAACATGAATTTCTCTTGACCGAACATGAGCAAAATACAGATCATTATTTTTCATCTGTCTCTGCAATTCTTCCCAGTTCAGCCCGTCGGAAGGAAAAGTAGTAGTCGCATCAAGGATTGCTTGTCTAGCCGCTTCAACATTCCATCCGGCTTGAGCTGCAATTTTGGGGTCTTTGATATATTCGTACAATTCGTGGGTCAAATAAATCCTACGAACGCAAGCAATATCGACTTTACCTTCTGTTGCGGAAGTACCGCGGGGCATGAAGAAATCTCCAATGGGACAAACATTCCACTTCCAATTTCGTTCATCCTCAAAGAAAGCAATTCCCAAACCTTGGGAAACAAAATAATAAGAAAGTAATTGCTGTTTAAAATAAAAACTATCCCAATCTTTTGTAATAAGACGATTAAACTCTTCGGCAATAATTGCTCCGTACTCTTCCCGTTGACTTTCATCGCCAAATTTAGTCCTAACATTTACAAGACGATCTACAGAAGTTACAAGGTCATTATACGAAGTAAGAGCTTTCTCAAGGTCGGCTCCTGCTTCGCCAAAATTTAAATTGGCTCGATAACTTTGACCAAGTCTGCGAAGAACAACTGGGTCATACGGAGCGGCACCGTCAAACATATCCATGATTCGGGCGCGGTCTCGGGCAGATTGTTCGTCCGCCAAATACAATTGCTGGTACAACCCATGCAAACCTTTTTGATCGGTAATGCGGGTTTTAGGCGCTTTTCCCTTGTTATCCAAATTTAACAAGGAATCATCTTTAGGAGAAGAAAGAGTATATTTGGGCTCCACAAGTTTGCCTAGTATGGGGGAATGCTATGTTCCTGTCAATCAGATTTGAATTAACCCAAGAACGAAGAGTCTGCGACTGCTCGGTCTAGTTTTCTGACTTGGTTTTGCCAGGAATCCCTCATTTTACCGCCTACAAGAGAACCTGCTTGAATACCAAGTCTTTGCCTAGCAAGATCAAGCCCTAGAAAAAAAGCATCGGCCAAATCGGGAGACCGCCCAAGACGCAGTTTATAATCTCGTTTTGGTTCAATAGTAACTTTACCTCCAGCTGTAGTAGTATACTTTCGACCAGTCATCTCTTTGGCTAAGTCGGGGAGTATGCCTTTAAGCTGGCCCGACCTCATATATTCAACTCCCGAAAACCACAGTTCGGTAACACGGTTAGTATACTTATCCAAACCTCGAATAGGGTTAGTAATGCTAACGGGCAACACGGATGCTTTTTCTCCGAACTTAATTCGTACAATTCTTGGAGACCAAAGCTCGGCCAAGATGTCGCAAAAAGGATCGCCCGCACCAGTAGCGTCTATGGCTAGTCGTTCAGGTGGAACACCAAATTCATTACACAACCGAACAACTTCTCTAGCAATTTGAAAGTTTCTGGGTTCGGGTTTGGTGACATCTTCTCTGAGATGATGAAACTTATGCAGGGCTACAGCGGGGCCGGACTCTTCGCTTTGACCATATTTAACAATAGCTAATACGGATCTATCTCCTCCGTTTGTAAATGCGGGATCAAATCCAGCTAGGAACATAGGAGGGTTTGACCATCGTGGCTCCTTGGTTACATCATATTTTCTAAAATCAGCTTCCGAATAAATGCCCTCTTCGGCCCCAACAGGAGCGGGAAAACTTCTAATGAACCGCCAGAACGACAAGGAGTTTTCTCCTTCATTCTCAATTGCGTACTTTACCTGTTTGGACGTAAGCAAAAACGGCCACTTATCATTATGTTCTATATTTGGAGTCTTAAGTCCGTCCAAATGAATGCACTTGCCCATTTTTGTATCCCACTCATCGGCGTCAACCGTAATTGAATTCCAACCGTCTTTTGGGGTTGAAAACACTCCGAAAGGGTCATATTGAGAATTAAAGTTTCCAAGAGCAACACATTGAAACTGAGGGTTAGCATTAAGATTGTTGATAGCTTCAAACACGGAATTGGTTACGTCGGTAGCTTCGTCAATAATCAAGAATACCCGTTTATTCTTCAAGCCAATCAGTTTGGCTGTTGCTTCTTTTTCCTTGTCTGGGCTAGAGGGAACCAGAGTTATGGAGGATCGATCCGAAGCTTCACCGGATTCCGATACGTCCAACACAATCTTGCCCATTGAGTCAATCAACTTCCCGGGCAATCCTGGAACCTGCATGTATCGCTCACGTATTGAACCCCATAAACGTTTTCTTGCTTCTCGAACGCTAGTGGTGGTTACCAATACAAGAGTCTCGTGCGGAGCGCACAACCAATT